CGCGGGAAACATTCTCACAGGTCAAACAGCTTTGACTTTGAATGATTCCGGTCTTGTTCCGGGAACGACCTATTTCTACGTCGTCATCGCAACCGACACAGGCAACGGAAGCGCGACCGCGAACTCCACCCAGCTTACGGTTGGTCTTGAGCCCGCGTTATCGCCTAACCAAATTTACCAGGCGACAGTCGTCGGTCTCGTGGACATGAAAGTTGGCTCGACCAACGTCATTTCCGCTCAAGTCGACGCGAGCGTCACCACACAAATCTATCCGGGCCAAGCGGTCAAGATTGTGGCGAACACCGCAGGCGGCATTCCAAAAATTGCGCCGGTTTCGGGCAAGGCGGATGCGGCCATCGGCATTGCAACATTCAACATGAAGGACATTCAATACGTCGCAGGCCAAAACCTCGAAATTGCATTGTTCGGATCGGTGATTTGGCAATACGCCACGGGTGCAATCACTCAGTTCGGCGAAGTTTGTCTCGACCCCACCTATATTGGTGGCGTTCAAGCGTCTGGCAATACCGCCACGCTTTTAGGCTGGGCATTTGACGGTGCATCGGGCGCAGGACCAATTCGGGTCATGCTGTTACCGAATGCCGCATTTGCAACGGCGTAACCAATAAGAAAGGGAATTTTAAAATGAGAAAACTACGCAAGTTTAAACAGCCGGTAATTTACAGCTCAATCAAAAACTCGAAAGGCGAGTATGAGCCAATTAGATTATCGGAAGAAGAAAAATACCATGCGGCGTACACCCAGAAAATGGTGAACGAGCGTTTCGGTAATGCTCTGGGCTTTGAAGTACCGATCACAACTCTGACGACCGTCGTAAAAAAAGTCTCGGAGCAAAAGCTGTACGAAATCGCTCCGGCGGATTACATTCCAATCCGTGTCGGTGAAGGCACATGGTCTTCCAACTTAACAACCTTCCGTTCGTTCGACGTTGCGGATTTGTTTGAGTCGGGGATCATCAACACTGGTCAAGACAACACTCGCTTGAGTGCTCCGTCTGCCGGTGTTGACGCTGTGAACGTCAAAGTGAACAACTGGGCAAAAAACAACGGGTGGACCGTCTTTGATTTGAAGCAGGCGTCGGTCTCGGGCAACTGGGATATTGTGAGCGCGAAAGAGAAATCTCGTTTGCGAAACTGGCAGCTCGGTATTCAGCGCGTGGCATTCTTGGGCGCTCAAGGACAAAACGGCGCTGGCGGTTCTTGCTTGGGTCTCTTGAATCAACCGGGCGTCACATTCGATGCGAGTCTCATTTCGACAGCTCTGTCTTTGATGACTTACACGCAACTTGCAGCTTTCCAACAAGCCGCAATCGGCAACTATCGCAAGAATTGTAATTACACCGCGTTTCCGACTCATCTCGTGATCCCGGAATCCGATTACAACGGCCTTGCAACCCAAAGCTCCCCACAATTCCCGGTCAAATCGACATTGCAATTGTTGGAAGAGGGTTTCCAAGTCATCACCCGCAACAAGCAATTTAAAATCTTGCCGCTGGTGTACGCCGACCATGCGAACTCGATGGGAAATCTCTCGAAACAAACTTACTGTTTCTCGAACTACGACGAAGAGTCGATCCGTATGGACATCCCATTGGATTACCAAAACACCCTCGCCAACTCTTTGGACAATTTCATGTTCCAAAACGCGGCGATGGGTCAGTTCACTGGTGTGGTTGCTTACCGCCCCGCTGAATTGTATTACGCTGGTTACTAAGCACCTTTCACACGGTCGCTTGGACGCCGAGGGGCTTAAAAAATCCTTCGGCGTTTTTCTAAAAACGGAGAAACGAATGTACACAGCCCCGACGATTGCACAATTTAAGGCGCAGTTCTCGCGGGACTTTCCGTACAATTCGGACCCGAAAGTGGGCGTCACAGATAATGACATCACCTACGCTTTCAACCTCGTCGATGTAACTATCAACATCGGCCTTTACTCTTCGCAACTCAGCTACCAAATGTCGTACAACTATCTCGCGGCACATTTTATGGTGCTCAACATTCGCGCGTCTTCACAGGGTTTGAATGGACAATACGACTGGGCTTCAAACTCAAAAGCCGTCGGCGGAGTTTCCGTCGGAATCGAAATTCCCCAACGTATCAAAGATAATCCTGATTTCATGGCATACACGAAAACAAATTACGGCGCGATGTACTTGAATTTATTGTGGCCTCTTTTGGCCGGACAAGTCTTTACAGTTTGCGGAAGGACAAAGCCGTGAGCGACACCGACGATTCAACCTTCGACGACAGACAGCTCATGCAACTTGTAAAAGCACTCAAAGGCGAGATGCCCCGCGCGCGCGTGGGCATTCTCGGACAAAAAACTATTCGCAGAGGCGCAGACTCAGAAAAAGAAACTGTCTCCGTGAATATCAATCTCAATCAAAAGAAACTGGGCTTCAAACAAGGCGCAGTTAGCACCAACGCTGCCGTCGGTGCGGTTCATGAGTTCGGAACGGAACACATTCCGCAACGCTCGTTCTTGCGCGTGCCAATCTCTGAGCATTTGCCGAAACGAATGGAAGAGGCAGGGGCGTTCAATCCTGAAACAATCAAAGAAGTTTTAAAAGAAGGCTCAGTCAAACCATGGCTTGAAACAATCGCAGCGATGGCAAAAGGAATTGTGATCGAAGCTTTTGCAACCGGCGGCTTCGGTAAATGGGTTGCTTGGCAGACGCCGGGTTACGAGAACAACACCGGACAACTTTTAAAAGACACTCAACAATTGAGTGAGTCAATTACTTGGGAAGTGAAATAATGGGCGTGATTAAAAATGCCGCAGACCAACCGCTTTTTGCAGTCGCAGGCACAGTGCCGGACGTGAGCGGAGCTTTGCAGGATTTCTATCAACCCATGACTTTTGAGCCGCTTCAAAAAACAGCCGTCGGATTCCAAGCCGTCGAAGTCGGACAACCGATAAACTTCAGAGGAGTCATTCAACCCTTAAGCGAACGCCAACTCTTACTTAAGCCTGAAGGACAAAGAGCGTGGACATGGTTCACGCTCCACGCCGACACCGCGCTCGTCTTGGGTGTCGATGACGTTGTTTTATTTAAAGGGAAGCAAACGCGAGTCATGGCTCGCAAAGATTACGTGCTCTACGGTTACGTCGAGTACAGTTTGGTTCAAGATTGGACCGGGGCGGGTCCGCGATGATTGCGCTCACACAATCAAAAACCGCACTCGCCATCAATCTCACTGCCTCGTTCTTAGCCGGGGGCGGGACGCCGCCTTACGCGTATTCCGTGAGGGCCGGTGGCGCAGGAGGGTCGATTGACTCAGCCACCGGCCTTTACACCGCCCCGGCGGTCGTCCCTGATGACCCCCAACTCCTGTTCGACACCGTCCAGGTAACGGACGCCGCCGATGGTGTCGCGACTGCACAAATTATGGTGGGAACTCCGTTGTTACTTTTCTGCGAGGTCATTCAGAATCAATTGGTGTTGCCAAATGGTCGAGTGTACTTGTGGGACCAAAAACTTTTTCAGCCGACCGACACTGGGCTTTACGTTGCCGTGTCTGTTTTGGCTCCGAAAGTTTTTTCAAGTCAAAATACTCAAGACTCTGAGGGTAACTCGCTTCAGTCGGTGAATATGTATGCGCGACTCGATCTTGATATTATCTCGCGCGACATTTCAGCGGTGAACCGAAAAGAAGAAGTCATCATGGCGCTGAATTCAAACTACTCGCGTAATCAGCAAGACGCGAACAGTTTTTATATCGCGCCATTGCCGCCCGCTTCACAATTTTTGAATTTGTCGAATCAAGATGGCTCCGCGATTCCGTACCGATTTAAGATTGCCGTCGCGATACAATATGTCGTGAGAAAATCTTCTGCGGTTCCGTATTACACGGATTTTGAATCGCCTCCCGTAACAATTGAACCTTAACGAAAGGGTTTTTAAAAATGGCACAGCTAGCGTTATCAAACATCATCAACATTTCGGTCTTGCAAGCCAATGCCGGGATTGGCGCGTACAACACCAGCAACCTCGCGGTTTTCTCCGATGAAATTCCGGCGATGAGTTTCGGGACGAACGGTTACGCGCTTTACTTGTCGCCGACTCAAGTCGGAATCGACTTCGGCACGAACTCGAAAACGTACAAGATGGCAAACGCAGTTTTCTCTCAGCAACCGAACATTCTTTTGCCGGGCGGGTATCTGTGTATCATCTTGCTCACCGTCGCGACTCAAAACTTGGCACTGTCCGGCGTACCGGCAAGCGGAACATTTGTTTTCAATTACGGCGGCCACGCTTCGGCAGCAATCAACTTTGGTGACACCGCTTCGATGATTCAAACGAAACTGCAAGCCGTCTCGGGCTTGAGTGAAGTTTTGGTCACAGGTTCACTTGCAAACGAATCTCTAAGTGTTCAATTCGCAGGCGTGTACGGAGTTTTAAGTCCTGCGACGATTACGAGCAACACACTCGAAACGTCAGATTCGGCCGGAATCACGTTCACGATTACAACTTCAACACCGGGGGAAACCTGGGATGCAGCAATCACCCGCACAGTCGGACTCGTTCAATACTTCGGTTGCATGGTCAATCAAACGGTTGCAGAAATCGGCCAAACCGATTTGCTCGCTGCCGCTGCCGTTATTCAGGCGCTCAACAAAATTGCGTTCTGTGTATCGCATTCGGAAGCCGACATCACGGCGGGCGGGATGCTCGACTTGCTCCGAACTGGGAACTTGACGCAAACTCGCGGCCTGTTCTATGACGACAGCAATCCGGTGAACGACATCGTAATGATGGCATCTTACGCTTCGCGCGCGCTCTCGACTGTATTCTCCGGGTCGAATACGACTCAGACGATGCACTTGAAAACGCTCACTGGTGTCCAACCAGACCCGAACATCACGCAAACAATTCAGAACGAAGCGACAGCCGCGGGCGCCGACACTTACGTTTCCCTCCAAGGCGACCCTTCGGTTCTGTGCTCGGGTGCGAACAGCTATTATGACGAAGTTTACAACTTGCAATGGTTCGTTGGTGCTCTTCAAGTTGCCGGGTTTAATTATCTCGCGCAAACCGGCACCAAGGTTCCGCAGACAGAAAACGGAATGGACGGGCTCAAAGGCGCATACCGAAAAGTCTGTCAGCAAGCGGTCGTCAATCAATACGTCGCTCCGGGAACGTGGAACAGTCCGACGACTTTCGGAAATCAAGCGGATTTCCTCTTGAACGTGAGCCAGGTCGGTTACTACATTTACTCGGTTCCGATTTCTCAGCAATCGCAAACTGACCGCGTAGCGCGAAAAGCGCCGCTCGTTCAAATCGCGATCAAAGAGGCTGGCGCGATCCAAAGTTCAAGCGTCATCGTAAACGTAAATCCATAACTTTAATTAAGAGGAGTTTTAAATGGGAACAGTTGCAATGTCCGGCTCCGACACAATCAACATCAATGGGCAGGTCCTAACAGGCCTAGCCGATGGAAATTGCGTCGAGCTGACTTATCCAAACGAAATCGCGAACGTCAAAACCGGCAAAGATGGGAACTCCATTTACGGTTTCAATGCGAGCGGTAAACAGTGCGAAGTGAAATTGCGAATTATCCGTGGAAGTTCTGACGACAAGTTCTTGAACAATTTGCTTTCACAGCAACAAGGAAACTTCGCAGGCACGGTGCTTCTGACCGGCGAGTTCATCAAGAAACTCGGCGACGGTGCGGGTAACATTACGTCCGACACGTATATCATGAGCGGCGGGATCTTTGCGAAACAAATCGAAGGCAAGTCCAACGTAGAGGGTGAAACGGAACAATCCATCGCGATGTATTCGTTGAAATTCTCGAACAGCCCGAGGGTGTTGACATAATATGAGCAAGCCGAGCGAAATGAAATTGCCAAGTGGAGCGACTCTTAAACTGAACATTGTTCCGTTTGCAGAGGCGCGGGAGTTGTACCAAATTGTCCTTGAAGAATTGAAAGGTATTCCGATTTCGGGGAAGACCGAACTCCCCGCGCTTTACAAAGATTTGTTTTGTACGGGATTTGCCTCGAAAAGAATCGAAGCGGCTTTGTGGGTTTGTTTTGCTCGAATGCAATACGTGGATAGACGTGGCGCTCTAAAAATCGACGACCAGACTTTTGAACCTATTGAAGCGCGGGACGACTATATGACCGCGTGCATGGAGGTTGGAAAATTTGTCATCGCCCCTTTCGTGAAAAGCCTTTATGCACGGTACGAACAGCATTTCAAAGAAATTCTCGGAGACCTGTCATAGAGGCTTCAGACGACGTATTGTTGATTCACTTGCGGCTCGTGAAACTCGGTTACGGGTCGATGACTGAAGTGCAAGAACTGGGTGCGCGCGTAGTTTTACAAGCCCTCAACTTGGAAAAGTTCGAAGGCGATTACGAGGCGGCCTTTACGGAGTTGAACAAATGAATATCGCAGAATTGTTCGTAAATCTTGGCATCAAAGGCACTGACAAAACTGTCAGTGCCATCGTTGGCGTGCATGGGAAACTCAGCGACACCAAGACGATGGCTCTTGAAACCAAAGCTGCGATTTTGGGAGCAGTCCTCGCGTTTGAAAAGATGATTGGCGTCTCAGCCAAATTGGGCTCGACACTTTCTAATTTTAAAACTCTCACGGGAATTTCTTCGCAAGTTTTAGAACAGCATCAGTATGCCGCCCGCCAAATCGGAGCAACCAACGAAGAAGTCACAGGCTCTTTCATGAGCTTGCAGGAAGCGATGTTAGCGATTAAACGGGGCGAAGGCGCGCCCGCCGGTTTCCAAATTATCGCGCAAACCATTGGTGGCATTAGATCAAATCTAGAAGATATGCCGGGGCTTTTACAAGAGTTCCAAAAGTTCGCGCAAGATCCGTCAGTCAACGAAGCAACGAAACGCTGGGCTCTCGGCACGACCGGCATGACTGACAACATGATTGTGGCACTTGAGCGCGGTAAGTTTTCTTTGGAGAACTTTAAAAAAGCTCCGACATTCTCGGATAAAAAAAATCATTCGCTTCAAGGCGCTGAAGCTGCAATGTTAAATCTTGAAGACCGTTTCAAACGGGGCATGTCTAACTTTACTGCAAATCATGGCGAGAAAATTGTTGATGATTTAGGCCTGATTACGGGCGCGGTTTTTAAAATGATCAACGCTCTTACAATTCTTGCGGAGAAAACAAAAGTCTTTACTGCCCTAGGTTGGTCTTTGGACAAAATCGCGACTGGTGTAAATCTCGCTTCGGTTGTCGTCGATGATTCGACTGGCGCGCATAAAAAATCAGACAATGAAAATCTTTTTGGAAAAGGTATGATTTCAGGTGTGCTAAATTGGCGTGACGATATCGACACCGCTGTCATCAACCGAATCAAAGAATTGATGACCAGCACGCCTGCAAATGCTTACATTGCAACCGGCGCGCAAGCCGCAATTCCGTATCAACAGCGCGCACCTGTCGTTTACAATTCTCAAGTCACTCACCAGCACGTTGCTGTCACTCATCACGGCGATGCAAAGGACACTCACGCCGTTGGACAACTTCATAAAGCTAGCGCAAGACAGCTCAACAATGCGACTCGCCAACGCCCGCAAGGACAGGGTAACTGATGGCAAACCTATCCTCACTTACATCTCTCGCAACCGCGGCAACGGCCCTATCCAACTTGATTTTGGTGAGCCCGCAATCCGTGCTTGGGTATCAACCGCAAGCTTCGCCCAATACGACGGGCCAAACTTCACAGTTGCCGCCCGCATTTCTTTTTCATTACGAAGGCGAACAGACAGCGACTTTGACCAGCGACATCACTGACAATTTTCTCGAAGACAACACCGCGGTCCAAGATCAAATCGCGCTGAAACCTGTCATGGTCTCGACCCACGGATACATCGGCGAACTTAACGACATTACGCCGTCGACTCTCGGTATTCTTAAAACTGCCGCTCAAAAATTGACAATCATTTCCGCATATACTCCGGCGTTATCGCAAACAGCACTCCTCGCGTACAACACCGCTTTTCAGTTGTATCAAGTTGCCTTGAACGCTCAGAACTCTGCAGTCGCCGCATGGAGTACAATCGCCGGGTCCGGCAATGCGGAAAGTGTCATCACTGGCCAAGACGGATTCCCAATTGCTTTGGAACCTAACCAAAATAAACAGCAAACCGCGTTCCAACAATTCTTCGGATATTGGAACAACCGCACACTTTTCACCATTCAAACGCCTTGGGCGATTTTTCAGAACATGGCGATTTCATCTCTTCGCGCAGTTCAAAGCGAAGAGACGGTCGTGATTACAGACTTTGAGTTGACCTTTAAACAGCTCAGGTTCGCAAGCACGCTTTCAAGTTCCTCGGGCTTAGACGCTCAAGGGCGGCTCGCTTCGCAAGCTGCTTCGGTTGCAAACTTAGGCTCTCAAACGCCAATCTCAGTGTCGGCCTCTTTGCTCTCTCGACTCGCAAACGCCGAACCCGGCGGACCTGTGGGGGTTTAGATGCAGCTGATTCAGAACATCACGAACGGCCCACTCCAGACTCAGACAATCTATTTACCCGACGGCTCGTCGTTTACCATGACTCTTTACTTCGTGCCACTGCAACAAGGTTGGTTCATCACTTCCTTGTCGTATTTGACTTTCACTTTGCAAGGTTTGCGAATCACGGTGAGTCCGAACATGCTCAACCAATTCCAAAACCAAATCCCTTTCGGTCTTGCTTGTTTTTCAGCGCAGAATCGTGAACCGAGTCAGCAAAATGATTTCTCTTCAAACGCTTGCCAACTTTTACTTCTAAACGCGGACGAAGTTGCTCAGTATCAAGAATTCTTGGAAGGAAATCTCAGTGGCAGTTAAGTTTGGGCGTAACTATATTTTGAAGGCACAAACTCAGGATGGCAGCATTCTGACGATTGAACCACCGTTTACAATTGAGTTCGACATCACTCGGAACACGTTTTCGAGTTTGAATATCGCATCAATTCGCATTTACAACCTCTCGAAAAATAACCGCAACAATCTCCGTAAGGACGTGACAGACTATAACAGTTTTCGTTCTATTGAATTGGCCGCCGGTTACGGGAATGCGCTGTCAATCATTTTCAAAGGCAACATCACTCAAGCATGGTCAGTTCGCGAAGGCGTGGACTTTGTAACCCAAATAGAGTCCTTCGATGGCGGCTTTGCCGCGCAGAATGGATTTACAAATTTACCCCCCTTTCCTGCCGGAACCTCTGAATTTACAGTTATCGCAACTTTGGCTCAATCTCTGCCGAAGCTTTCTCTTGGTGCCGTTTCTCAAAAGTTATTTACAGGCACGCTGTCACGAGGAAACGCATACAACGGAAACACCTTAAATATCTTAAAACAAAACTGGCCGAACACTGTTTTCATCGACAACGGAAAAGTGAACTGTCTTGGCAACACGGAATGTCTGCTAGGACAAATCCCGATTATCGACTCTAGCAACGGGCTCTTAGAGACACCAGTTTTGGAACAGACAATTTTAAATTTCAATATGATCTTTGAGCCGGGGCTCATCGTCGGTCAGTATTTGCAATTGAAAAGCTTGACTGCCCCGGCGCAGTTCAATAACTCAGCTTACAAAGTTATTTCGCTGAAACATCGCGGAACGATTTCGAGTGCCATTTGCGGCAACGCTATCACGTCGGTCGGGATGACCAACGGCGGTCCCGCATTGACGATCGTCCCACAGGCGGTACTGTGAATCCTCAAACCAGTTTAAATCAGACACCGAACGACCCTCAACTCGCCGACCTTATGGACCAACTTAAGCGCGAAATCATGCTTGAGCTTTGCAGCACTCACGTTGGGACAATTCAAAATTTCAATTCTTCCTTGCAGACCGTGCAAGCGACAATCAACTACGCGCAGACTTTCTTCATGCTCAATGATGTGACAGGCGTTTATGCTCCTGTCCTTCGAAATTACCCACTCTTGATTGACTGCCCGTGCATTGTCCTCGGCGGCGGCTCCTCGTGGATAAATACGCCTATCCAAGCTGGTGACGAGTGTTTGTTGCTTTTTAATGATCGTGATATCGACAGTTGGTTTCAGAGCGGGCAATTTGGCGCGGTCGCGACGGGTCGGACTCATTCTTTTTCCGATGCTTTCGCATTGGTCGGAGTAAAATCCGCACCAAATGCGCGTCCGCTTTATGATGCTGTTCGCATGATGTTTACAAACGGAAGCGTGAAAGTTGGAATCAATCCGACGAACAATAAAGCCACTATTCAGAATAATATAACGACGTTAAACCAAACGCTTCAAGATCTTTGCACGCAGCTCGAGACTTTAACGACAGCACTCGCCGCGTTGACAGTGAGTGGTGTGACATCGGGCCCCGGCATAAGTGGTGTTCCCGTAAACGCGGCTGCAATTTCAGCGGTCGGCACACAGATTCAAGTGATTGCTTTGAAAATTGGAGGGCTTTTAGAATGATCGTCAGAGCATTAGATTCCGACGACGATTGGCAGTTCGGAAAAGGAAAGAACGATTATCGGGCGAACAACGATGCGATTGCTCAGAGTATTAAAACGCGCTTAAGCATGGTTCTCGGCGACTGTTTTTTTGCGGTCTCTGAAGGCATCGACTGGTTCAACCAACTCGGCGGTAAAAATCAACTGGCCTTGAACCTTTCAATCAACGCAACGATTTTAAATACAGAAGGTGTGACGGGTATTTTACAGACGAGTTTGAGTGTTTCGCCGGTAACAAGAGGATTTGCCGTCCAGTACAAAGTGCAGACAGTCTATTCGACACTAACAGGGATTTTTCAATACGACTTGAACGGCGTAGGCTAAGGGGAAGAAATGCCAAATGCAATCGGGCCTACAGGACTAACGGTCGCGACACAAGCAGAGCTGCTTGCGACGTACACCGCGGCTTTCAAATTAATTTATGGTAACGATATAAACCTTGACCCAGACTCCCCTGACGGGGAGTGGTTGAACATCACCATTCAAGCGATTCTCGATCTAGAGGATTTGCTCGTTCAGATTTACAACATGTTTGATCCCGACAATGCAATCGGGGTCATCCTTGACCAAAGGGTTGCGATCAATGGCATCCAACGTCAGGTCGGAACTTTCACGGTTACAAACCTCACTTTAGTCGTCGCGCAATCGTTGAATTTGTACGGTCTTGACCAGGCTATTCAGCCTGTTTATACTGCCGCCGACAACGCGGGGAACCAGTGGCAATTGCAGACCACTCAACTTGGTGTCACCGCCGGTACGCATGTTTACGCGTTTCAGGCGGCAAATCCGGGCGATGTGCTGACGGTTCCGAACACGATTACGATTCCGGTCACGATTGTTCTTGGCGTTTCATCCATCAACAATCCGACCACTTACACGACTCCGGGGATAAATGAAGAGAGCGACGCCGCCCTTAAAATCCGCCGACAAAAATCGGTTTCACTCGCGAGCCAAGGTTATCTTAAAGGGCTGCTTGCCGCTCTTGAAAACATCCCTGGTGTTACTTCTGCTTTTGTATACGAAAATGATACAAGTGCAACGGACGAAGACGGAATCCCAGAGCATTCAATTTGGATCATCGTTGCTGGTTCCGCTGCCACTGCCGATATCGCAAATGCTATTTACGTCAAACGAAACGCAGGATGTGGACTTTTCGGAGCAACTAATTACACCTTGATTCAAGTGAACGGGATTCCGTTTACAGTGAAGTGGGACAATGTTGTTTCCGAAGACCTGTTCATTCAATTTAATGCGACTTCTCTAAACGGAATCAATCCCCCGAATACTGCGGCCATTCTCGCAGGACTTCCGACCGACTTCGTTCCGGGCGTAAACGTCGAAGTAAACATCAATCAATTGGCAACTATCGTTCAGCAAATTGACCCCAATACGCTCGTAACTGGTGCGGGATTTTCTACCTCGGCGATGGGCTCGTTCACGAACACACTCTCCCCGTCTACGAAAAATAGGCAGTTTGCGGTTTCAAGCGACAACATTGCGATTACGGTGGTTTAAATGGCGACGAATCAAGAACTGATTGACTATTACGCCAAACTTTTAGTTATCCAGTATCTTGGAAAGCCGAAAGCTTACGCTACGATTCAAGCTACCGTGGGCCCGATCATCATGGATCAACTGCCGCTGCAAGTGCAAAACGCTTTCAACATGCTCGGCACGAATATCGCTCAAGGCGTACAGCTTGACGTCATCGGGAAATATGCCGGCGTTACCCGTTACAGTTCTGACTTTAATGGAAACCTAATCACACTTTCTGACGCCGACTTTTTGTCACTAATTAAATTTGCAACCGTCACCAATAGCAACGGCAGTTCGCTCTCTGACATTCAAGATTTAATGTATCAGTTCTTTCCGGGTGAGGTCTTTGTTTACGATTATCGCGATATGCGAATCAGTTACGTCATCAATTCAAGCGTTGGATCTCAAGATTTGATCCAAGCTTTAGTGAACGAGGGATTGATTCCGAAGCCGATGGGCGTGCAACTCGCGTCCATTATTTATGTTCCGATCACTGACCAGTTCTTCGGATTTCGCGACTATTATCATGCAGCGGTGTACGCGAATCCGTTTAATGACTATTCTGACTATCAGTTGACGTGGCCCTGGCTGTCGTACAATGATGCGGCTCACGCGACGACAATTATGACGACCGAGTCCGGCGATCCGTTGACACAAGAAAACGACGATTTAATTTACGTTTAAGAGGGTGAAATATGGCAAATGAAAGAATTTCGCAGCTTCCGTCGGTTACGAACTCCGATGTCGGAGCTTCAAGCGTCCTTCCTGTTGTGGACGGCATTACGAAAAAAATTGCTCTCTCTCAACTCGATCTTCGGTGGGCGCCGATCTCACTCGTAACGACGGTATCAAATTTAAATACAAAAGTTCTCGCAAACCAGCCTATGACAACCGGCGGTGACATGATCTATGGCGGTGCCTCCGGAGTGCCAACGAGACTCGGTGCGGGAATCGCCGGATATCTTTTACAGGCGAATGGCGCTGGTAACGCCCCGTCTTACATAAATCCCGTTCAAGCCGGACCAGCATCGCAAGCAATTTCAGCTTCCGCTATCGACTGGTCTACTGGATTGTCTTTCTCAAAAACTCTTTCTGCCGGAACTACGTTCACTTTTTCAAATCAAATTTCCGGTCAAACGATTATTGTTCGCCTCACTAATACTGCGAGCAATTATTCTGTAACATGGCCTGCTGTTAAGTGGTCCGGAGGAGTGGCTCCGACTATGAGCCCGGGTGTTGTGAGCGATATTTACACATTTTTTTACGACGGAACGAGCTTTTTTGGCTCTTACGTTCAGAACATGAGCTAGGTTTTACATGATAAAAGGTTACGCACCATTCTCGTTCATCAGTAATTCACACTTTTTGAATTATCTCGTGGTCGCTGGCGGCGGCGCCGGGAACCCTGCATCGGGCGGCGGCGGCGGCGGGGGCGGGATGTTAGAGGGATCGGCGTCAGTGACGCCGGGCACCACAATAACCGTTACCATCGGTGCCGGCGGGCAATTTTCGGGCGGCGCCTTCGGAACAGCACTTTCTGGAGGAAATTCTTCGATTGCTTCGACTGGTGGTCCCAACATCACGACTATCGGCGGCGGGGCCGGCGGTTATAGCACTGGAAGCTCTGGCGGTAGCGGCGGCGGCGGCGGATCACAAGGCGGCGGCGGCGTTGCTGGTGGGGCGGGAACTGCCGGACAAGGCTCTGCCGGAGGAACGAGCGGGACGCCTATTGGAACGGCAGGTGCCGGTGGTGGCGGCGGGGCCGGAGGAGTTGGTTCGAACGGGAATAATGGCCCCGGTGTTGGTGGAGTTGGAGGAATAGGTCGTCAATCTTCAATCACAGGAACAGCCACATATTATGCCGGCGGCGGCGGCGGCGGCAGCGGTAACATTAGCGGAAATAACGGATGCCTCGGCGGCCTCGGCGGCGGCGGAAACGGTACAGGATACCCAACTCAAGCCGGCGCAGGAACAAATGGGCTTGGTGGTGGTGGTGGTGGGGCCGGATCACAAGTATCAGTCGGAAATGCGGCCGGCAACGTCGGAGGGTCTGGTGTCGTGATAATTTCCGTCCCGACGTCACAATACTCCGGAGTTACGACTGGGTCGCCATCTGTCACAACAAGCGGAAGCAATACGATAATTAAATTCACAGCGTCCGGATCTTACAAGGCGTAAAGGGGGTTTCGTGGCAACAAAATTAGCTCGGGTCTTACAAAAAGTTTTTGGGTCAACTGCGGGCCCGACTGACTTAGGTGTCATCGGTTCGCTCGCTGCGGGAAGCCCGGCGTTTACCGACGACCCTCTAGAAATGCAAAGCCTTCCAAACTTCGACGAAGGTTGGTTCGGCGTCGTCGTCGGCGCGAACTCACCAGCCATTGAAGACATGAACTCACTCTGCTTTTTACTCTCGCGGCAAATCGCTTATGTCCTGCAAACGGGCGTGCCTGAATGGGACGCGACTACTTCCTATTTTATTGGGAGTATTGCACAAGACGGAACCGGCGTGATGTACGTGTCTTTGACAGACAACAATTTAAACCACGCTCTCACGAGCACAGCAAATTGGCGCAGCGTTAGTGGTGGCACAAATCTCGTCACCGTCACCCCGCCGACGGCTTACACCCTGTCGCTGCCTGATAACGGAAAGACTTTCTTGGTCAATTCAGCAGCCGGCGCAATTCAATTTAATTTGCCAGTACCGTCAGCAAACTTTAAATTTAAAATCAAAGATTCCGGCGGTGTAATGAACACCAACGGTTGCACCATGCACAGAAACGCCGCTGAACTGTTCGCAGGACTGGCTACGGATTACGTGATGAACGCAAACGGCGGTGAGTGGGAAATCGGAACTGACGGCACAAACTGGTTTATTTTAGGGAGATAAGAAATGGCACAAATCGTAGACAAGGTTTTTACCGCGAATGGAAATTGGACGGCACCGGCTGAAGTGTTCAACGTGAAAGTCATTGGAGTTCAAGCGTGGATTCCGATTTCCTCTTACGGATCGAGCTGCGCTATGAACTCAACGGACGGTCTAACGTATGCCTGGGGACTGAACGTCAACGGCGAACTCGGCGTCGGCTCTGTCACAGCTGCGAGTTCTCCGACAGCTGTATTAAACAGCTATCAAAACGACTTCGTTCAATTGGTTCCAGTGAGTAACGATTCGCTGACAGACCAATGTGCCTTAGCGATAAATTCTTCAGGAGATTTATTTGCTTGGGGAACAAATTTTTCAGGTCAGCTCGGAGTCGGGGACGTAACAGTAAGAAGTTCACCAGTTCTTGTTCTTGGTGGATTTAAGTGGGCCTCGGTTTTAAATACTTCCGAAGGCGTTATCGGTTCGGGAGCCGCCTCTTTTACTCTCGGACTAAGTAAAACTGGATCGACGTATGCTTGGGGCGGGAACGCGAACGGTCAACTCGGCGTCGGAGACGTGACTCCTAGGAGTTCTCCGGTCGCGGTCCTTGGAGGACTGATTTTCTCTCAGCTCTGCACGTCGATATCGCCTATCGGAGGGTCGGCGGTATCCTACGGCCTGACTTCGGCCGGCCAACTTTACGCTTGGGGAGCGAACGCCCAGGGTCAACTCGGCGTCGGAGACGTGGTTGCGAGGAGTTCTCCGGTCGCGGTCCTCGGCGGCCTGACGTTCTCTCAGATTTCTTCTGGGTGCGATCCGTTCGGCACGATTAGTTTCAACTACTCTTACGGATTGACGTCCACCGGAAGTCTCTATGCGTGGGGATCAAATATTAACGGCCAACTCGGCGTCGGGGACGTGACAGTTAGATCCTCTCCAGTCGCCGTATTGGGGTCCTTAACATTCTCCACCGTTCTAACTTCTGGAAATTCCACGGTAGCACTTTCAACTTCCGGACATGCGTATGCGTGGGGGCTGAACAATGTTGGGCAATTAGGTCTCGGAGATTTAAATCCGCGAAGCTCGCCCGTAGCAGTCCTCGGGGGGTTGACCTTCACTCAGATATTCAATATCGGATATTCTTTTTTCGGCCTGACTTCGAGCGGCCAGCTCTACGCCTGGGGGGCAAACAGCGTTGGCGCGCTTGGGGTCGGCGACACAGTTGGCAGGAGTTCCCCCGTTGCAGTTCTTGGCAGTCTTTCTTTTTCACAAGTCTTTACCGGGGCAGCGGTTTACGGGCTAACAACTTCGGGGCAGATTTATGCTTGGGGATTCAATCCCAACGGTCAACTCGGCGTCGGAGACGTGGTTGCGAGAAGCTCGCCGGTTCTTGTTCTTGGCGGTCATTACGTGGCCTCGCAATCGCCGCAAATTATCAAAGAAATTCAGGTCGTGCCCGGCACGACCTATGCTTTGAATTTACAGAATCCTATTGCCTTTTTCGGCACAATCCCGTTAGGACCTATGTTGAACCAAATCACATTGCAGTATCAACAATAAAAGGGGTATGTCGTATGCAAAAAGGGATCAAGCAAATCACGCCGGGAACAGTCTTCAAAGGCGACGAGCGAATCGCCATTCCGATTAACCACTCGCCGCTTTTTCGAAGTCACATCGCCATCCAAAATGGTGTTGAGAAAAATCTTCTGTTCAAGACTTGGGGCGGTCTCGGCGATCAAATTTGTGCGGAACCAACTTTGCGATACGTCGTTAAGAACTTTAAAAATGCACGTGTGTCTTTGGCGTCTGAAAAACCAGAGCTATTCGATCATTTACATTTCGACAAAGTTTTCGATTTACAAGACTCGCGTCCGGCCTGGGAAAAGTTCTTGGTCTTCGACACCATTACTCCGCCGAACGACACCAACATGGTGTGGCAGTTCTTCAGCCACATGCTCACGAACTGCGTGGACTTTCCTTCTTTGTGCGCGATTCGCAGTCAGCTCCCCGTCAAGGACCGTGAGATTCACGTGCGCCCGACGGAGCCTGATTCCGAACTTGAATTATTCCCGGGCGTTGGAGGCGTTCTCGTTCACGCCGGCCGTCACTGGCCGTCGAAAACTTTCCCGAAAGACTGGTGGGACAGAGTTCTAAATGAACTCATTTTGCAGGGGCATACGCCAGTTCTCATTGGTGCCAATACCGATGACAACCGCGGAACCGTGGACGTGAACCCGCAAGGGTGCATTGACCTCCGCAATAAAACTTCCGTAAACGATATTGTGTGGCTTTGTCAGCGCGCAAAGGTCTTGGTCACGAATGACTCAAGCCCTTTGCACATGGCCGCGTCCCGCGACCCGGCCGATGAGACGACCGGCAAGACTTGGATTGGATACATCGCAACTTGCAAACACCCGGATTTCATTACGCATTGGCGCAGAAACTTACAAGGGAAACTCGAATGGCAGTTCCGTGAATGCAATCTCGGAACCGGGGGCATGTGGGACATCATCGACAATTGCCCGAACAACTCCCAAGAAATCACGGTCGATGAAATCGACGAAGCGACTTTACGCTCGTGGTTGCCGGAACCGGAATACGTCGCCAATTGGGTCTCTTCAAAAGTGGATGGGTTTTAAAGTGAAATTGTTGGCACTTTCACCCTTACGACAAAAAAGGTAGACACAAATGAACTTACTAGGGGAAGGCGACGAAAACGGATCAGACGGGAAAATCACAACAAAGACCGCAATTTCCTTTCACGTTGTCGTCATGCTCTTCACCCTCGGCGTGTGGATTGTTCGACTCGGCGACGTGGTTGAACAGTTGCAGAAAGAAAAAATCGAAGACCGAAAAGTTGTCGGGCTTTGTGTTAAGAAAAACAGTAGTTCGGAACAAAGAATTTACCGCCTTGAAGAGCACTGCGGTTTGAAACATCCTCGAATAGAGGAAGACGGAGAATAAACGATATGGCATTTCAGAGACAAGCTTTGCAAAAAGGAATGGACGGCGTTGCCGTCGTAAACTTGCAGAAAAATCTTTATCAACTTGGCGTGCGTCCGATGTCGGTTGACGGGCAATTCGGCTTACAAACGGATTCCGCCGTTCGCGCTTTCCAACAAGCTCACGGCGTAAAAGCTGACGGCATTGTCGGCGAAGAAACTCAAGGCGCAATTGCTCACGCACTCATCGGCCAAATCCCGGCCCCTGCCGACGGACCTTCGCCGTGGATGCAATGGATGAAAGCCCACCTTGGCCTAGTCGAGAAAACCGGCTCAGAGCCAACGGCGTTCGACGAAGAAGTGTTTTCGCACACCAGTTACGGCAACTTAAATGGTGTCATGGAGCCAAGTTGTGCCGCAACTGTCAGCGCCGCTCTCGAAGAAACCGGATATAAGTCCGAGCATAACGCTGCCGCAGAGTCGTATCGCAGTTTCGGAACACCGTGCGACTTGAAACCCGGCGCGATTGTGGGCTTCAATTGGCAAGGTAAACCCGACGAACGTGCCGACCATGTGACGTTTTGCGACCACATCATTGACGGCAAATATGTTGCATGTCTTGGCGGGAATCAGAGTCACCAAGTTGGCGTGGCTCAATACTCGCGGTCTAACATCGCGTTTGTTCGCTGGCCCTTGGAGAAATTGACGAAGTAAGCTTTTAAAAACAAAATATGAGGGTGGGTCCTTCATATAAAAACGAGGAGTAAGTTATGAAAAGTTCTGTGTTTAAGTTTCTGTCTTTGTTTCTGGTGATGGCGTTCGCAGGCCTCTACGCGATGACCGCCTTTTCTCAAACCGTGCCGCCTGCAACTGTGAGTCCCGGCGATTTTTTGACTCAAGTTCTGGCCGCAATTCAGAGCTTCGGGGGGCTCTCGACGATGTTGAAAATCTCAGCCGTCATCATGCTGATTGTTGCGAGCATGAAAGTTTCTTACCTCAATACGCTGATTTGGTCGAAGCTTGGAGCGGCACAAGTTTACTTCGCTCCCGTTCTCGGTCTCATCGCCGGTTGCTTAGGTCTGGGAACACCAGGCGTCGCCGTGACTGGGGCAACGATATTCGCTTACGTCTCAGCCGGTGGCGGAGCCGTATTCCTTCACGAAATTCTTGATTCCGTAAAAGCGATTCCAGGAATTGGGGCGGTCTATGTGACCGTCATTAATTTGATCGAGAGTGCCTTGGGAGGCCCGGCGGCTCAGAGTTCGAGTTCTTCGTCGGGAAGCTAATGGACTTTTTGGGTTACTGTCTTTATGTTGCTTGGTTTTTAGTTGGGCTCAATATCGGGCTTCACTTAGGGAAGAGAAAGCGTCAACGTCCACGCCGCTTTTTCATTCATTTTTTCACGCGCGGACGAAGAATAAGGAAAGTTATGCAACTGAAAGTAAACGACTCGCTGCCGATTTCGATTCAAGCCGCCGATGAGTTCGGCAATCCGACTGCCGCCGCATTCGACGCCCCTCCCGCATGGTCGTCTTCGGACGACTCTGTGGCCTCGGTCGTCGCTTCGCCGGACGGTTTGTCGGCGCAAGTAACCTCGCCTTCGGGCAAGCTCGCGTCTGCAACCATTCAGGCCTCTGGTCTGGTTGGTGGCGCGCCGGTTGTGGGTTCCCTGCAAATTGATATGATTGCCGGAGACGTCGCCGCAATCGTCATGGCACCGGGCGCGCCCGTTGCTGTGCCTTTGCCGTCTGGCTCGCAACCCGCGGCTCCCGCGGCCCCTGTAAGCCCGTAAACAGCGACCCTTTCGGGTCGTCACGCGGGGGACTTAAAAGTCTCCCGCGTTTCTTTTGGAGGCTCTGTGTCAACTCCCAACGATACGATTGACATTACTGATTTGGTTTCTAACCTTCAGACCACATTCGTCTCACTCGCCAAAGCCTTTTTGCTCGGCGAAGCTCTCGCGATTCCCGGCCTCGGTCCTTTTCTCACATGGATCATCAATAATTTCTTTGGTCCGATTTTGGATTGGGTTCTTGCCAAACTCACAGCCTGGTCCGTCTTTCAATCTTTCATTCTCAACACAGCACTTCGCAAAGCCTCTGAAGCTGCCGATTACACCGACTCCGTAAATTACAAAAACTCTCTGCCGCCAACAACCAGTGAGGACGACTATGCCCATGCCGAAGCTGCCGAAGCTCATGCCTTTTATACTTTCGTCGTTCTGTCTAATTAGTTGCGCGCTCAAGCCCCCCGACGTGCCGGTGTTTGAAGACTTGCAACAATGGGTTGGCACCGATCCCGTCACCAAGCATTTGATTTTAAACGCGAGCCCAATGTGTATGTTGAAAATTCAAGAGGTCGAATGTGGGCACGGAGTTTTTATCGTATCGGGGAAAGAGATTTACATCGGCGAGAACGCGCCCAACTTGTACAACGGAAAGAAGTGGAGCCAACTGAAATCGGAATCCATTTACTGTCCGGCGAAGGAATGTTTCGCGCCGATTGAAACTTACATGGTCAACACTTGCGCTCAGAACAAATGTGACAACACAATCGACGCTTACAAAGTGAAGTTAGATTCGCTCAATGGAATCAGCGGCGTCCTTGCGACGCCCCCCTAAGAACTTAAAAATTGATTTCTGCAACCGCGATTCGAGAGCTTTCAAAAGAGCCTCGTCATCAAAGGCGTCGTGCATCCCGCTGTCCAATTCGCGGTCGAACTCGATGCACTCAGCGACGATGACCTTTTTGAGCCGACGCATTTTGCGTCGGCCCTTCGCACTATTATCCCCGACAATCATGCAGGCGGAAAAATCAACGACTTGGTTTTTTGGGCAATCAATGCGCTCGCATCGTACTTGCCGCCCGGACACAGCGTTGACCAGTAATCGCCCGACTGACCATGATGAATCATGATGACGCCTTTTTTGTGAATTTGGTCGCAGAGAATTGCGATCCCCAAAGTCAGGTTCGGCGTCACTTGCTGCAAATCCTCGAACGAATATGCAAATGGTAAGCGACGATTCTTTTGGTCGCAGACGCTTACTTGCAAAAGGCCGACGCTGTACGTGTCTTTGTCTTCACGGGTTCCCGCATCGACAGAGTTGACCGCCGGATTCCAATTCGATTCATGGGCCGCAAGCCACACGAAGAACTCACACCAGACACGAACTTTTTGAAGGTCGCTCAACGACGTGTAATCAGGACGGAAGAACGCGACGTCGGTCGCCTTGTCCAAATTCTCAAGTTCGTTGGTGACAATCGTCACGAGTGACTCAGACCACGACGCACGCTCCGGATGCAAAAATTCCCACGGCAAATTATTCATTTCTTTCCCTCTTGTATTTCTTTGACACGTTCCCAAATCTTTTCGTCTCGTTCAAAAGTTCCCATGACTTCGCCGGATGCAATTTCTTGCGCGCGACGCTCACGCTGTTCCCATTCTGAGCGGTCCATTTTTCCAAACATCGAACCGTCTTTCAGATAGTCGTCATATTTTTCATCGGAGTCGCCTCCGCCAAACATGCCCATGCAAAACCTCCGTTATTTTCGATACCGCAAACCTTCCCACCCTTTCGCTTCGATGGGAAGACCTTTTGCCCACGCCGGGCGTTCACAAAGAATTTTTACGAACTCTTCCACGGTTCCGTTTGCTTTCTGACTGATACCTTCGTCATGCACCATGAGTTGCGCTTCGTAACCGTTTTTCTCTAAGCGCACCATTGCGGGCATCATGAGGTCGCGGGCAACGGCCTGAGTGATATTCTCGCAAAGCGTTCCGCCCCAACTTCTTTCGATTGACCATTTTTTAGTCTTGGTGTTGACAGCCCAGAACTCGATTGTTTTTTGCGGCTGAGTTTGCACGGTCTTAAACTTCGTCAGCGGCTCGCCGTCGTCGCCCATGACGGGGCGGCCTTTGCGATCAACGACGGGTTCTTTGACTTGGTATTCACGAACACGCCAAGAGATTTGTGGGTCAGCGTATGCAAGTCTCCGGCCCGACGGAAGCTCAACCCACAGAAATTGGGTCTTTGCTTTTGGATCACGTTTATAAATGAATTTGCATTTGCCCGCGGTCACAGTCTTTTGCGTTTCAATCGCGGCAACTGCCGCAAGCTCGTAAGATTCCCACAGCTCAGGCACGGCAGAGTTTGCTTCGCGGTAACTGAAGACCGCGCCCTTTGACTGTTTGTCGTTGAGCTTCAGACGATATTGGTCCCACGCGGTCGATTGGAATTTCATCCAACCCATTCCGAATTGACAACCAAGAATCTGAGCCTTGCCGAGCTGACGCGCGTCCATTGCCCACGGCTCTTCGTTCTTAACAGCCGTTTCGATTTCTTCGTAAGTCTTCCCAAGGTTCTCCGCCGCTTGATAAATGTACGGGTCTTTTCCAGAATTTAAAACCTTCAAGCCTGCCCAGTTATTTGCAAGCCACCAGCACACGGCGACTTCGATCTTGGAAAAGTCGGCCACGAAAAACTTTTTGCCTGGGCTCGGGATAATCATATTGCGAAGAATCGCCGAAAATAAAATTGAGAGGTTGTCACCATAGAGGAGTTGCAACGTCTCTTTGTCGCACTTGATGACGTTCTCGACATGCGAGTACGGGTTTGCTTTGTCCACGTTTAAAAGCCCGCGGGGAAAGTTGTGCGGCATTATTCCGGTGCCTGTGTCTCGCCCCGTACTTGCTCCGTGATACATCAAAATGTCGCGCACGCGCTCGTCATCGTTCACGCGGTTTAAGAACGATTGATACTTTTTCGTGGATGATTTTGAAAGGGCCTGACGAATCTCAAGCAACCGGCGCATGTCGGAGTCGAGGTCGTCGCGATTTTTCAAGACGTCTTCGATTGTCTTCGCTCGAAGGTTGGGAAGAATCACGTCGTCGATTGCCAAAAATTCGAGAATGGATTTGATGGCTCCCGGCTTTTTGATGAGCCCCATTGTAACCGTGTCGAGTTCTTCTTTGAGGACGATGCTTTCCGTTTCCATAATGGCCGACACTTTTTTGATTGTCGGCATATCTACACGCAAGCCCCGCCAATTGAGCTTTTGGTTTAGATGCCAAATCTCTTGTTCGCTTGGGATCAAATCAGGAATCGAATCGTCGAGTTCTTCTTCCGACTTAACGTCGAACTTGCAATATGTGTACAGCGTTTCCCAAACGTCGGGCGCTTCAGCGTACTCCAAAAACATTGGTGGCGGGGGGCCTGCCGCGCGCTCGGCGCGTTTCTTTTGAATGCGACGGCCCTCGCTCAATTGCTTTTTTGCTTTCCAATAGTCGTTCCATTGGCGCGTCGGCTTGCACGTTTTCATCATCGCGACATATCCGCGTTTGTCTTTTTGAATACGGAGGCGCATCGCTTCGCCCGCGCCCTCAAGCTTACGAGGCAGCGCACACGCGGCAGCTTTGGCAGCGGTGCAACGGTATTGTCGTGCCGGGATCATCGGCCACCCGAGGCGCGCCACCAGAATGTTTTCGTAAATGCAACGCTCGAAAAATGCGTTGTGAGCTGAGAACTCGTAACCGTCTAAGATCCACTCACTCCACATATCGCAGAAATCGGGATATTTCTTTTGCAGTTGTTTCCACGGCAAGTTGATGGCTTCAAAACGAAAGAAGTAAATCCGGCTCTCGCCGTGTTTCTTAATGCCGAGGCATGTTGGTTGCGACGATGGGTCGAGTGAATACTTGTAAGGCCCCTCAAGTTTGAGCGGACTTTTCGACCTTGTTTCAAAGTCAAACGTGATCCGCTTTTTCATTAGGTGAGTTTGACCTGTGGGTTCGGAGTCACGCCGACTTTTTCAATGTCGCCACGGGCGTCAGCCAAGCGAAGGGAAATCAGCCCCTCACGAATCTTGGTTGAAATGTTCGAGATGAACGCTTCCGGCGGACGGCCATCTTTTTCGAGATTGAACGCACACGAAGCGAGGATGTTGATGGCCGCAAACTGCAAAATCAAAACTTGGTTTTGCATTTGCTCCGGGTTCTGCGACGTGCGAATAGCGTTATCAATCCACTTGTTCGCAATCTCTTCGGCAGCGTCTTCGAGAATCGCCAACTTCTCTTCCATTGTATCGACAACATTGTCAGGCGTGACCGCTTTTAAATCAGTTTTGGGGTTTGTCATTTTTCATTTGCTCCGCGCTGTAAGTTTTTCCGTCCACTTTGATCGACTCAACAAGGCCGCCGTCGTTCTCAACTTTGGGCGCGCCTTTGTCGTCGAACGTGATTTTGATTTCTCTCATTGGTGGCAGCGAGGTCATGAGCTTACCAAGCCAATGGTCGATGGCGTTCAAATGCAATTGCGTAATTGGCTCGCCGACTTTCATCGTCGTCAAGGTCATGAGCGCCGCCATTCCTGCGACCGCTTTACGGCTCGCCTCGATTTGCTTTTCCGTCGGTCTCACGTTCGGTTGTTGCTTTGATTCGACTTCGCTCATGACAAAGGTCCTTTCGACTTGATGGCCGCTTCAATGGCAGGCCAAATTTTTTCTAAACTGATTTGCGCGGACACGCACATGCCCGCCTCAACGTGAAAGATAAAACAAAGCGACGGCTCTTCGTCGGTTGTCCCGTCCGGCTTGACATGAATCTCGATGGGATGAACCTCTTGAATGACCGGCAACTGAATGACGATTTGCTCTTCGCGTTCCCAAAGAAACGTCGGACATTCTGGGTCATCCTTTACGAGAGTTCTCATCACATCAACCTCGCTTATTCATGTCGTTGGGGCGCACTTTTTCGCGCGTCGTTTTCTTCGCTTCAAGGCATTCGATTTCGCGCTCAAGATACCAGACGGCTTTCTTTAAATCCTCGACTTCTTTCGACGGGTCTTTTTTACCGGCGCGGGCTGTATATTTGACAGCGTTGCCGCGATGGAAATTCAAAGCCCAATCCTCAATCGCTTCAATAACTTCGATCTTGCCAGAATTGTAATGACTTGGATGCGTGACCGAATTTGCAGCAAGTTTTTCCTTTATAGCGTCCACAACATATTTTGGTGGCACTTCAGCGGGCATGATGAAATCGCTCAATGGTTGGTCAATTTGTTGAAACAAAATTCCCAAGCCTTCAGGGACGTAAGCACGAATCTCAACGCGCATGTCTTCACACGCGAACTTATCCGTTTTAATAATCACTTGCCGCAACTCTTTGTCGAGTTGAACCTGATACGCCTTCACGTCGTACCGATGCAAAACACGCTGAAGCCGGTCGTTTAAATCTTTCAGTTCGTCGCGGCTCATGACATCGCCTCGTTTGGTGACACAACTTTCGTCCGATTCGATTCGGGCGTGTAATACCTAAAGCTGTACACCATTTCGCCTTTGTCGATGTCCTCTTGAAAAAAGAAATCGCTTGCCTTGAACGTCGGCATTCGAGCGAGCATCTCGTCTTCGGCCTCTTTCCAAAGCCGGGGGAGCCAACTCTTTTTGTAAGCGTCGAGCACAAAGCCCACGCGAATCACCAACTCAGGTTCTTTGAACTCAAAGCCACCAATGACTTTTTCTTTATTCTTCGCCATTTGGAATCCAAACTTTAATGCCCGGAGCAGACAGCTCCGCTTTGCGTTTTTCCGCAGCGGCAAGAGTTGCAAAATATTCCACACGACACAGCCCCAATCGGTGATAACTTTCTTGAATGCAAACTTTAAACATAATCCCCATTCCCCCGTTGAAATTCTTGGCTGGACTTCCTGGGCTCGAACCAGGGACCTAACGGTTAACAGCCGTGTGCTCTACCAACTGAGCTAAAGTCCAACAAAAAATCCCCGCGCCGGATGTGTTGAAACGGAGCGGGGCAAACGACGGCGGCCCCTTGAAAGCACCGCCGTTTAAAAACTTTATCGGAAATCCAAATCGTCGCCTTCTTCGTCTTCAGTGAAGCCGCCACCCGTCGGTGCAAACACTTCGCCCCCGGCTTTCTTGCCGCCGAACGATTTGCCATCGCGAGTCTTTTGGAAGAGTTCCAAGCTGAAGCTCACGCCGTACTTGCCATTAAATTCCCAGGCAAATGCGTAAACGTAAGCCTTCGCATAGCAACCCGGATAAAGAATGGTGTTGATTTCAGGGTCCAAGCGGTCGAGTGCTTCCGCTTTTCCCGTGCCATCATCGCCGGGTCCGAACAAACCGGGCGCGCCGTACTGCGGGTCCTTCGAGGCTTTGATGGCCCAGTGACCGGCAAACCCTTCCGTGTCCTCGTACTTTTCATCGTCGCCGTCTCTGACCGGGCTCTCGATGTTCATCGGCCATTTTGCTTTGTCGGCACCGAACTTTGCAACCTTCGCCGCTTGAATCAAACGCTGGTAAGGTTTTAAGTCGGACTTTTTAGGGATCAACATTATGACCGAATACTTCGGTTTGTTGGTTGTGCCCTTCATTGCCCGCGGTTCAATCACGCTTAAATAAGCTGCGCGAAATTCCGGTGTGACAACTCTGCAATCGTCGTAATTCGTTTTTTCTTTTTGTCCCATGTGTTTCCTTTGGTTCCGTTCGTTGTTTAGAAATAACCTTCGTCTTCTTCGTCGTTCAATTCTTCGGGCTCGTCTTGCATGTCATTGTCAAAGCTGTGCGTTTCAAGTCCGCTCTCTTCAGCTTCCGGCGCGTCACCCGCGTGGATGCCTTCGTCGGGAACTTCGTGCGCGTCTTGTGCCTCAACCTCGGGAGGGGCGGAAGGGGTTCGCGCGGCTCGTGCTTTGCTTTTCTTTTTGCCCCCTGATTTTTTGGCCTTTTTCTTCGGCGCGGCTTTGCGCTTTGGTGCGGCCTTTTTTACTTTCTTCGCGCCATTGCGCTTCGCTTTTTTGACGGCTTTCTTTGCCGCCTTTTTCACTGGACGTTTTGCCATTTGTTCCCCCTTCGGGTTTGGTTATGACGGGCGCGAAAAGCGCCCGGCCTTTTTCAATTACTTTATCTTGCTTGAGTGGACAGATTGCCTTGGCCTTACACCAATGGCAATGGCCGCCTTCGACGTATTTCTTCGGGTTCTCTTCGACCGCTTTCACGCCGTCGCGCAAGATTTGTTCGTACTCGCGAAGCTCAGGCATAGTGAGTTCCCACATCGCAGGACCGTCATATCCTTTGATCCGGGGTTGAATGATCCACAGACGAATTTTTTGAAAGTTGTAATTGAACTCGTGAGCTTTGCCGATGGCATAGAAAATCATTTGCAAACAGCGCACAGGCGAAACGGCGTGGCCGCTGCCGTACTTGAAATCGTAAATGTCGAGCGACCAGAACGGCACCACGAGTGCGCCGTCATACGTCCCGAACATCTCTTCGTGAATGTGCGAAAGGTAAACCCGTTCTTCGGAAGTTAGTTCCGAGCCGGGATTTTTCTTGTGTTGGTCGAGCATGAAGCACGCCGCGTTGGCGGCGTGGTTGACCATAATCGTCGGAGCTTGAAAGTGGATAGGGGGCAATTTCTTTTCCCCATTCAACTTTGCAAGCTCCCGACGCATGAGCTGTTCTAATATCTCGTGAGCCTTCGTCCCTTCAATCGACCACTTATTGCCGTTGTCGGGTTGCCCCTCCGAGAGAGCGACCGAGCCCGGACACGCGAGCCATCGCTCGGCACCCGACGCGGAAAACTTTGAATGCGCTCTCTCTTCGTGCTTTTTCATTTAAACTTTTCTCCAAGCAACGCCTTGATGTCGTTGATGTGATAACTCGGAATCGTAACAAAAGCCGGAACGGGCTCGTTCGTCAAGTAGAGTGTCCCGTGTGAGAACATCCATTGGTCGAAGTCCGGCGATTCAACAATCATGTCGAGCACAAAATGTTCTTTGATGGCCTCGGCATTTTTAGTTTTGCCGGAGCCTTGCGGCCCCCAGACGATGACACTCTCGCGCATTGGCATGACGTTAGCCTTCCATTGCTTCGATCACAGCGCCGCGGTCTTCGGGCTTGATCGACGAGACGGAAAGCGTTTTGAATTTCTTTTTCAAAATGCCTTCGACAACGGCGCGACCTTTTTTCCCGCCGCCTTCAGCGATGGCGCGGTCACGGCAAGCGGCGTTTACCATTTCTTCCGTAATCTTTGGTGCTTTCTTCGCCGATTTCTTAACGGTCTTTTCTTCCGCTTCCTCTTCGGTTTCTTCGTCGGCGTCATCATCGAACGCGGCAGCGGCGGCTTTCTTCGTGGATTTTTTGGTCGTGCCAAAATCCTCGTTGTCGTCTTCGTCGTCAGCCGTTGTGTCTTGCTCTTCCGCTTCGTCATCGGCAGCGTCCGCTTGGACTTTGGCTGTCGTGTTCTTGCGAGACGCGGCCTCTTTTGGTGTCAAGCCTTCAAGCAATCCCGCTTGCATTCTCAGCTTGTGTGCAATGGCTTCCGCTGTCGCGTTGTCATCGAAATTAAAGGACAATTGCATCGTCGTTCTCCTCGGTTGTGCCCTTTCAAGGGGCTGTTAATTTTTTGGTTCTTTGTTTTAAGTGGATGAGCGTGTCGGTTACAAGCTCCGAATAACGATGATTCGCAATTCGTGCAAGATTTTTAAGCCCTTGTTTTAAATCCGGCAACGTCTGATATAAAATAATCTCAGACAAACCGGAGTTCAAAAAGGCCTCACCTGTTTCGTAAATAAGTGCATACCCGTGGCGCAGTTCAAAGACGTGTAAAGCCATTTTCTCGCTGCCGAGATTTTCTTCCACGACCGACACCAAGCAATCGCGCGGTTCAAAGCCCCGCGTCTTTTGCCAGACGAGAAGGGATTGGCCGAATCTTTTAAGCCGGTCGTGGCGGTCACTCATCGGTCGCCCCAGGTTGTTCTTTGACGATGATTTCCATTAGCACGCAGGCACTTCGGGCGTAACCAATATCAATCAGCTTGTACAATTTTTCCCACTCTTCTTTTGGGACTTGAATCATTTCATCGAGAGCAACGAAAGGCACCTTCACGCTTTTGCAAAGCTCTTCGGTTTTCTTCGCGACGATTGCGGCGTATGCCTCGCGCGCATCCATTGGTGACGACGTTTTATCAAACGCGCGGTTGGCCGCCGCACAAGCAAGCTTGTGAACGTCGTTCGGGATTTTGTCGCTCATCCGATGATCCGTTTCACTGAAAGTTGTTTTCGGAAATTGGCTCGCAAGAGTTTTTCATCCATCGAATTAGGAGCCGCGACGTAATCCGAGCGAACAAACTTTTTAAGATTGCCCCGACGCGCGACCCTTTTCTCGGCTTGCTTATTTGTCTCATCGGTCCAAGACCATTCGGCGAAAACAGTACGGTCAGCTCGCTGTAAGTTGTGAATCCGACCGAGAGATTCGATGTTGCCGACGATAAGTTTGCATTTTCCCGCTTGAAACGATTCAAAAGTGCTCTCTCGATCTTCTTTCGACGTTCCGCCCATGACCAGTCCAGGGTTGAACTCACGTAGAGCAGAATGGAGTCCTTCGCAAACGTCGCGGTGCCAAGCGAATAAAAGTACAGATTCCCCTTTTTCAAGGCGCTCTCTAACGTAACTTGCAACCCAGGCAATTTTAGAAACACCCAACAACCTCCGATGTGTCGCAAGATCCCCTTGCGAGTCGTCTTCCGACAATTTTGAAAAATCAATCTTGCTTAAATTCTTTTCTTCCCACTCTTTCATCTCAGGCGTGCGTGGGTCTTGGTTCATCCACAGAATCGAACGACGACGCTCGGGGTGTTGCAACTCGTCTTCGGTCACAACCTTCATGAAGTTCTTTTGCAAGCGTTCGCGCAACTCGTTTTCATTCGACGAGTATTTGAACTCGTAGGCACCAAAGGAATTAATGCGCGGCCCGCAAAACTTGAAGCCGAAATCTTGTTGAGACATACAGTCGATAACCTCGGGAGCCATCGCATACGTCGGCCCCCAAAGTTCCATCGGACGGTTCGGCATAGGCGACCCATCCATAAGTGTCGCGATGTGCGCGCGCTTAATGAAGCCCGGCGATTGCACTTTGTACGAGCGTTTCTTTTTCGCCTCGTCGCGCTTGTCTTTATATTGCACAGAGTATTCGCCGCCGAAGAGTGCCTTGCTCCGTTGACTCGCGGGGTCCTTAAACCGAGACGCCTCATCGACGGCGACGAATTTGAACTTGAGCTTTAGTAGTTGCTCTAAGACCCACGGCTTTGCAAGCATGGAATCGGGGACGACAATATGTTCCGCCGACCAATTGGTGAGATGCCGGTCGGCGGATTCTGGAATGACAGAAATCAACGGGGAGCGTTTGTCCCACATCAAGATTTCCCTGCGCCAATGCTCAGTCGCGGTTGGCGGGACCACGAACAGCACTTGGCCTTCTTCATTGATAAGCTGCGCGCAAGTAATCGCGATGCACGTTTTGCCTGCGCCCGGAGCCGCGGCCAAGTACGATCGTGAGCGGGAAAGCACCCAACGCACGCAATCCTTTTGCATCTTATCTAAGTAAGCAGGCAGCGAGCGCGGAGGGGCGAGCACTTGCATGAAAGTACGTCTGAAAATTTTCCCTGCGACCTCATCCGAATGACGCCTGAAACGCGCCGCCGCCCTCAAAGATTGAGTCGAATAACTTGTTGCCGAGATTGGTGTCCATGATTCGGCGTCGCCAAGAATGGTTCCGATCACGGAAGGCACATCGTCTTTAAGGTCGAGCGACAACACAAATCGACCGCGTTCAAATGTCAGCTTCAAGGGGCCTCACATCAAGAAATTTATTTGCTTGAAAACCGATAAGACTTTAAGACACACTCCAAGTCAACAAAGAATTTACCCAAAAAGGAACCACATGCCGCGCAAGACAATATCCTTGAGCCAATGGATTGAAACCGTTGGCGTTTCGCAGTTATCCACAGACCTTGGTGTAAGTCGGTCCGTCGTTTCTAAGTGGAAATCCAAGTGCCGATTTCCAGACTCCCGAAATCTTTTCCTCCTCATTAATATGTCGCAAGGCCGGGTCAGTTTTGACCGCGCTTTTGCTGATTGGTTCGACGCCAATCCAAAACAACTTCGCGCTAAGGCTCAGTCCAAATGAAAACAAAATCAACTCCGACTCTCATCGAAGCGAAACGGCTTTTTGATCTTGGCTTTGCGATTCATTGGTGTGCGCCGAAACAAAAGCGGCCCGTTGAATCCAAGTGGACAACCGGCGAGCGCAAGCCGTGGTCCTATTTAAAAGAAACATATTTCGACGGCCTTAACGTCGGCGTGCGAACCGGGACACCTTCACACATCGACGGCGATTATCTCGCGTGCATCGACGTGGACATCAAGAAACCCGAAGCAAAGTTCGCGGCACTCGCGGCCCTTAAGAACATCATCGGCGACGAAGTGCTTCCCGAAGTCCGATCCGGGGGAGGCAACGGCTCCCGTCATTTGTACTGTGTCACACCGGCACCATTTAAAATGATTACTGCGTACAAAGAAGACGATTGGGAAATTTGCATTTATTCCGACGGACGCCAAATGGTCTTGCCGCCTTCGATTCACCCGAGCGGCAAGCCGTATCAATGGATTGTGCCGATCCCCGCTGACGGCCTTCCGCAAATGGTCTTCGATGACGTCGCACCGAAGAAATCCCCAAAGTCCACGAAGTTATCCACAGCGACGGTGCGTAAAGAAGTGGGCGGGTTCGTCTTTCAGCTCGCCGACGTGCCGGGGCTTGATTGGCTCTCAATCAGCCCTAAGATGCTCAAAGCCATCAAGACCGGTGAAGCTGTCGAGGACCGCTCTGCGTGGCTCTTACCGGCCTCTGAAGCCCTTTACAAAGCGGGCCTGTCGCGTGACGAAGTGCTGACCGTTTTGACTGACAAAGACAATTACTTAGGTGGTTGTGCTTACGACCACGCAAAGACGACCGACCGGGCGCGCGCCGCTTACTGGTTGTACAAATTCACCGTCAAATCCGTCATCGACAAATGCGAAGGCGTTGGCATTTTTAAACCGGCAAATCTGTACGAGCTGGAGGCCGAACTTTCGGAGCGTGAGATGGCAGAACAAACCGCCGAAATGGAGTTCGACCGTAATTGGATGAACGACCTAGTGAAGAGCGGTCAGCACGGAGAGGGGCCGCCGAAACCTCTCGTCAGTAACATTGTTTTGATTCTTGAAAACGCTGTCAGCTTCGAGTTGTTCAAACATAATGAATTTGCATATCGCGATATTTACGGATGTGAAACGCCGTGGGGATCAAAACCCGGCGAAGTATTAAAGGACAACGACGTCCCGAAAATTCGATTCTGGTTATCAAAACGGTTTCGCTTTGAACCAAAGACCGAGGCCATCACTGACGCCATGACAATCATCGCGCAACGAAACGCCTTTGACCCGGTTCGCGATTGGTTGGACGCCTTACCTGAATGGGATCAAAAGCCACGGCTCAACACTTGGCTTGCGAAAAACTTTGAAGCTCAAGGACATGAAGAATACCTCGCGCAAGTATTCCGTAAATGGATGATTGCAATGGTCTTGCGCGTTTATCAGCCGGGAGCGAAGTTCGATTGGATGCCAATCTTTGAAGGCACTCAAGGCGTCGGCAAATCCTCTTTTGGCCGCGTGCTTGTTGGTGATGAATACTTTCTCGATTGGCTCCCGAACCTCAACGACAAAGACTCAGCGTTGGGTCTCCAAGGCATGTGGGGGGTTGAGATGGGCGAGCTGTCGCAGTTCCGTCGCAACGAACTTGAAAGCATTAAAGCGTTCGTCACGCGAACCGTGGACAAAATGCGCCCGCCGTATGGCCGCCGCTTGATCGAATCCGCACGTCGTTGCGTGTTCTTCGGAACAACCAACCGGGGAAAGTATTTGACTGATGACACCGGCAACCGTCGGTTCAAGCCTGTCGTGGTGGGGGCGCTCAACTTTAAAGCCCTCCGCAAAGACCGGGAGCAATTGTTTGCCGAAGCGAAATGGAATTACCTGAATAATTTGGGCGAAGAAAACAACCTCGAACTTAGTGGTGACGCTAAGATTTACGAGGCCGAAATCCACGACGAAAAAATGGTCGAAGACGAATCCACGGTCATGACCGAAGCGATGCAAGATTTCACCAAATTGGTGCAAAACGGCGAGGCAAATTTTGAGTTCAAAAAGTTCCGAATTTTGGACTTATTTTTAGGGGGCGGGCCTTTGCAGAAATGGAAGCCAGACAACCGAAATTGTCAGTTTGCGGCCAAGATGCTCAAGAAACTAGGTGCCACCAGGGTTAAGATTAACGGGCTTTATCATTGGAAATTTAGTGAAGGGGCAGGGTTTTTGAGTACACCCGACCCCCTAGATTTCTACTGAAACAACACCAACTTAGGTTAATTAGGTGGTAGGGGGCAGGGTATTATGTATAAAGTTAAGAATGGGACATTTATTTACAGCAATGAGGGCCTTGCCTGCCTGCCCGCGAGGGGCGCGTATAGGTGTTGCACACCCGCCTGCCCCCCGTGCTTCCCTGCCCCTTCGCCAAAAACTGGAGTTTAAAAATGGCAAAGAAATTGACTAATTTTCGGCGACTCGGACGGTTCGCTGAAAAGGCCAGAAAACGGATGAAAAAGAGAATTGAAAAGCGGAGGGCAAAACTTGGAAAAGCCAATCGAACTAAAATTTGAATGCCAAGGTTCGGGCAAATGTTGCGTTCATAATGGTGAAAATGGGTTCGTCTTTTTGACCGATGCCGACGCCAAAAGATTGGAACTTTTCACGCACATGAATCGCACCGAGTTTTCAAAAACTTCGGTGTTCAACTTTACGCGATTCCGATTTTGGACGGGCACCGCGCGGCACCTCACCAATTCCGAAAAGCAATGTCGGTTCTTAAAGCGCGGCAAGTGTTCGGTGTACGAAGCTCGTCCGCAACAATGCCGAACGTGGCCGTTCTATCCTGAGCACATGAATCCGAAGAAGTGGGCAACGGTCGCAAAGTTTTGTCCCGGCATTGGCAAAGGGCCGGAGCGAGACCCGGCAGAGGTCCAAACGATAATCGACGCACAAACAAAATCAGATAAGGAATATTAAATGCCTAAGAAACGTACAGAGCAACGAACGGACGGCCTCTCGGCTGGTGACGTGGAAAAGATCCGCAAAGCAATCAGACAAGTTTGGATGTGGTCATGGCCGCGCCGCTTGGTCATCAAGCGATGTCTCACCAAAGACGGGTTCTCGAAGTGCGAGCAATGCGGGAAGAAATGTCCCAAGGTTGCCGTTGACCACATCGAAAGAGTTGGCCTTGTCGATGCTGGTTTCATTGAGCGGCTTTTCTGTCCGTCATCCAAATTGCAAGGACTTTGTAAAGATTGCCATCGCTTAAAAACGAATGAGGAGAACCGTGAGAAACGAGCGCGTGAAAAAATCACCAAGACCGAAGACCCCGGCGATTTTTATTGAGCGTTCGTGTACAGCTATTCACTCAGAGGCACTATTCACTTGAAAGTGAACAGCAAAACGGAGGCTTGAGATGAATTTTCTTTTGTTCATTTGCGAAAATTGGTCGTGGCTTGCATTGGGAATTTTGGTTGGCGTTGTTGTCAGCATGAGACCGGCGGCGCGATTATGAGCGGCGCAAGGAAAGTTCCAAACGACGGGCGCGGGCATTGTGACAATTGCGGCAAGGCGCTCGGCGCACACAAATGGTATAGCGGCGACAGCACAGGTTGCACGAAGAAATGCGCTGAAGCTGACGAGGCGTTCGACAACATGCTCGCAGACGAACAGGCGAACGACACTTACGAATATATCAACATGGGCGGCGTGAAAGTTGTCTTGCGATGAATCCCGCAAAAACGCCGCTCAGAATTTTGTCGAAAATAATTTGCGCGAATTGTTTACACGAACTTGCGTTCCAAATTCAAGCGGGAAAGCCTGTCCAATTGTGCGCTGGGTGCCAAGCGAAAGTTGAGGCACTCGAAGCCGCGCCGCCCAAAGATCCGTCCAACCATTAGGACTTCAGTCGAGAAAGTGACCGGAACATCGTCCGAAAAATCAAGTAGGATGTTTTTCCGGTAAATTTTTCCTTGTCTGCCCCGGCCTTTTGCCCCACGCTTGAGGCAATATGGCGCTTAACGCAAAGCAAAAGCTCTTCGTAAAAGAATACCTCGTCGATAAGAACGGCACTCAAGCCGCGATACGGGCAGGCTATTCCAAAAAGAGTGCCAACCAAATCGCCGCCGAGCACATGGCAAAACCTGGCATTCGCGCCGCAATCGACGCAGGACTGGCCAAGCTTGAACGCGACGCCGACCGCCGGGCAATCGAGGCGGGGCTCACGAAAGAGCGATGGATCAAAGAATTGGCCCGCATAGGCTTTGCGAACATCGACGACGTGGCCGTGGTCGAAAAGGGCCAAATCAAAGTTTTCGACACAAACCAGCGCGACGCCTCTTTAGGTGCCGCCATCCAAAGTCTCGAAGGCGGCAAGTTCGGGCCGAAGGTCCGCTTGCATCCGAAACAAGCGGCACTCGATACGCTTGGTCGAGCACTCGGTTGGGTCAAGAACGACATCGGCATTTCAAACACTGGTGGCGAGCCGCTGGTGATTTTGACGATGCCCGCGAATGGTCGTGAAGCTCCAAAAGAAAAACCAGTCGAAACATCGGCACTTGAAGAAAATAAATCGGACAAAGAATGCAAATAATTTTAGGGGACTGTTTAGAAGAAATGATGTGGTTACCTAGTAATTCAGTCGATGCGATTGTGACTGATCCGCCCTATGGCCTTTCGTTCATGGGGAAGAAGTGGGATTATGATGTTCCGAGTAGATCAATCTGGAAAGAGGCCATTCGAGTTCTTAAGCCTGGAGGGCATGTTCTTAGTTTTGGTGGCACTCGTACTTATCACCGCCTTGTCACCGAGATTGAGGAAGCGGGTTTTGAAATTAGAGATCAGATCCAATGGATCTATGGCTCAGGATTTCCTAAGTCTCACAACATCAAAGAAGGTGACTTCAAAGGTTGGGGCACAGCCCTTAAGCCTGCGAATGAGCCGATCTGTTTAGCTCGCAAGCCCTTAGAGGGAACTGTCGCGCAGAATGTTCTTAAATATGGGACTGGTGCGATCAATGTGGATGCGTCGAGGATTGGACCCAACCCAGGATATAAATACCCGAACGGTCTCGGCGGAAATTCATTCAGCGTTGGAGAATCTCCAGATGGATCACGCCTAAGCCCAATTGAATCAACCCAAGGCCGATGGCCCGCCAATGTTCTATTCGATGAAGAAGCTGCACAGATGTTGGATGAGCAGAGTGGGATTTTGAAGCCCGCCGGAAACAAAGATCAATCTTCAAGGTTCAATAAAACTTCTGGGGGTTCTTTCTCATCAGATTACGGCAATCAGTCTGCCGTCAAAACTGAACAAGGCGGAGCCTCCCGCTTCTTCTACTGCGCGAAAGCTTCAAAGTCTGAGAGGAATGCTGGGCTTGAGGGGATGCCTGAGAGATCGACTGGCCAAAGAATCAAGGCCCAGAGTGCAGGACGCAAAGACGCTGGACAGCAGGAGTCTTCATTTCCGCAAGCCAACCACCACCCCACAGTCAAACCAATCAAGCTCATGGAATACCTTATCAAGCTCATCACTCCACCGGGCGGAACAGTCTTGGATCCCTTCATGGGTTCTGGCTCAACCGGCGTCGCAGCGAAGAGATTGGGATTTAATTTCATCGGCATTGAGCGTGAGCTTGAATATGTCGAGATTGCAAAGAGGCGATGTGGGAGCGATTAGACTTGCCCCCCAAGAAGGACCGCAAACCGCGTTCTTGGCTTGCACTGCTGATATTGCCATTTACGGCGGGGCAGCGGGCGGGGGCAAATCTTACGGACTCTTACTTGAAACTCTTCGTCACCACGACAACGCCAAATTCGGCGGTGTGATTTTCCGTCGTAACTCTGTCCAAGTTCGCAACGAAGGCGGATTGTGGGACGAGAGCATGAATGTGTTCCCGCTCTTTGGCGCGCGCCCGCGCGAGGCAACGCTCGAATGGAATTTCCCGAGCAAGATGCGAATGAAGTTCGCGCATTTGGAATACGACAATACCGTGCTCGACTGGCAAGGGACTTCGATTCCTTTCATCGGCTTTGATGAACTCACGCATTTCAGTGAATACCAATTCACGTACATGATGACGAGGAATCGTTCGACGTCAGGCGTGCGACCGTATATGCGTGCGACGACGAATCCCGATCCCGATTCTTGGGTTCGCACGTTCATTGACTGGTGGATTGGACCCGACGGTTACGCAATTCCAGAACGAAGCGGAGTCATCCGTTGGTTCATCCGCCGGGATGACGCATGGATTTGGGCTGATTCGCCGGAAGAGATTTACGCTCAGTATGGCAACGGCCCTGAGATAATGCCGAAGTCCGTGACGTTCATTGCGGCAAAGCTTCAAGACAACAAAATCCTCATGCGCGAAGATCCAGGTTACATGGCAAACTTGCTCGCGCAAAATCGTGTGGACCGCGAGCGACTGCTTAATGGGAATTGGAACGTGAAGCCTTCTGCGGGCATGATGTTCCAACGTGACTGGTTCACGATTCTCGACGCTATTCCTTCAGGTTGGATTCGTGTCGTTCGGTTTTGGGATCGTGCCGCGACCAAACCCAACGAGACGAATAAAGATCCCGACTGGACCCGCGGGCTTAAATTGTACAAATATCCAAACGGCACTTGGCTCGTCGGCGACATCAAATCAATTCGCGATACGCCCGGACAAGTGGACCGATTCATCAAGACCGTTGCTTCACAAGACGGCGTGGGCGTTCCGATTAGGGCGCACCAAGATCCCGGCTCCGCTGGTGTTCATGAAGCGGAAGCGTTTATCAAGATGCTCGCAGGCTATGACGTGAACACGGCAGTTGTGCCGCGTGATTCAGTCACGAACAAACGCGATAAGATCACGCGCGCGAAACCCGTTTCAGCTCAAGCTGAATTTGGAAACGTGTTCGTGCTTCGCGCGCCTTGGAATGAAGACTTTTTTACAGAACTTGAAAACTTCCCCGAAGTGAAACACGACGACCAAGTGGATACACTCTCGGGATCATTTAATGAGCTTGCAGGCGGTCTTTCGATTGCCGACGTGCTCTAGGGAGATATGTGGGAAAAAAGAAATCAACAAAAGTGCAGAACGTGCGAAGAAAAGCGACAATCGCTGTCGAACCGCAGAGCCTTTCAGTGCCAAAGCGTGCAATACTTGAACCGGGAGCCGCCGTCGCAAATGGACTTGGCGAAGCTCTCGGCTATCCCGGAAATAACAATTATTTCGGGGGATCTTTTCCAGGCGGAGGGGTCGGATGGCCGGGCGGGGGTTCCATTCAACCAGTCGAAGACAGCACAACGCTGTTTGAAAACTTGCGCTGGTATCTCGTATCAAACTTCCGACAATTACTTTCTCAGCTCTTCGCCGAAGTCGGACTCGTCCGAGTCATTACATGCGTGCCCGTTGATGACGGACTTCGCGGTGGCATTACTTTAAAATCAAAACAGCTCGACGAAGAACAGCTCAAAGAGTTGAAAAACAGAATGGACCGAGACGGAGACATCACGACCGCGGGCTGGGCCGCGAAGTGGAATCGTCTTTACGGCGGCGCGGGCATTTTGATTTTGGTTGATGACCAAGACCCGGAAGAGCCGCTCAATCTCAAAGCCATTACGCAAGATTCAAAAGTTGAATACCGCGCTGTCGATATGTGGGAACTTTATTGGGACCAACAAAACATCGAAGGCGTAAACCTCGACATGGGCGGCGAAGAGTTCGAGCATTACAATTACTATGCCGAACAAATCCACACCACACGAGTCATGCGCTTGAAGGGTCTCGAAGCTCCGAGCTTTATTCGCCCGCGCTTGCGTGGTTGGGGATTATCAGAAATTGAAATCCTCGTGCGCTCGGCCAACCAATACTTGAAAGCCACAGACTTAAGCTTTGAAGTGCTCGACGAATTTAAAGTCGATTACTACAAAATCAAAAACCTTATCAACACCTTGCTCTCGCCGGACGGAACAAACAAAGTCCGTCAACGTGTGGAGCTTGCAAACTTCCAAAAGAATTATCAGCACGCCGTCGTCCTCGACAGTGAAGACGAGTTCGACCAAAAGCAATTGTCGTTCGCAGGCCTCGCTGAAGTCATGGAAGGGATTCGGATGCAAGTCGCTGCCGACATGCGAATGCCGATCACGAAACTTTTCGGAACATCGGTCGGCAAAGGATTTCAAACAGACCAAAACGACATGGAGAATTACAACTCTATGGTCGAGTCCGAAGTGCGCGACAAACTGAAGTACGACATTCTCCGCATGGCTGAAATCAAATGCCAAATGTTGTTCGGGATGATCCCTGATGACCTTGAGCTTGAGTTCAAACCGTTGCGTGAATTGTCGGCCACCGATCAAGAGGCCGTCAAAACTCAAAAGTTTGCGCGTATCATTCAAGCCAAGCAAGCGGGCGAACTGACCACACAAGAATTTCGCGACGCCTGCAACAAGGGCAACTTGTTCGACATTCAGCTCGACACAACTGGTGACGCTGACACATCCGAAGGCGATGACCAGCTCGACGATGTACTTGCAGGCAACGGGCTTAAAGACGAAGAGGCCGACGGCGATGATGAACCGGCAGCAAATGAGCCGGACAATGAAACGCCGAAACCGACAAAAAATTCTAAACGGGGGGGGGAAGAAATGAACGCAGTTATTTGGCAACCAGGCATGACCTTGGAGTCGATGGAAGACAAGCGCCAAGATTACACCATTCGCGCAAATGACGAAGCGAAATACACCGAGCTTAAAAAGCAAATCAAAGAAATGAAAGAAGACATTGAAGTGTTCGGCGGAAGTAGCTGGACCTCTGTCGCTGAAGACAAGCGCCAAGATTACACCGAGCGACTGACGAAAGTTTTCGATGAACTCTTTGCAAAAGACACAATCAAAAACCGATTAGCAAAATACTTTAATATGGGGGTTAGGAAATGAACGCAGTTATTTGGCAACCAGGCATGACGTTAGAGTCGATGGAAAAAGAAATCATTCTCGCAGGGCTCAGGTTCTATCGTGGCAACATCACGCAAACGGCTTTGTCGTTAGGCGTGGCAGAAAAAACAATCCGCAACAAAATGGAGAAATACGACAATGACAGAAAGCAATTTGAACAAGGACAACGTGACGCCGAACTCGAACGAGCTGCAATCCTTAAAAGACTCCGAGGCGAAATCCCTGCAAGACCAGTTGAAACTCCGACGCTCGATGACTCTGGCGCGGGCTTTCACTCGTCCCCTTCCAGGGATGGCATTCAACCCGTTGTTGAAACTTCCGAGAAACATGACATGCCCGTGCCTGTCAGGAAAGAAGTTCAAAGCGTGTTGCCTCAACAAGCTGCCAATGGCGGTCCCCGTCGCGGACGCTAAAAGTTACGCGGAGCAAATGGAGAAACCATATTTGGTTTTTGAAACTGCCGACAACATGGAACAGGTCAAAGAGTTCTTGGCAACTTTCGGAATTAAGAGGCAAGCATGATTCCCAGTATCGGCGGAGCTTTTGTTTTAAAACCAGCACCAACGGCTTTGGCACCTTCGCCACAGCCGCAAGTTGCTTTCACTCAAGGCGATACACCAACACTGAAACTGATTGCGCTTGATCCAAATGGAAATCCTGTGAACCTCGCAGGCGCAACGCTCTCGTCAGAAATCGGCGGCGAGCTTGGCGCGGTCAATACGTTTGGAAATGGGCAGCACACAATTCTCGATCAAACTTTGTACACCGGCCAATTCTTGCTCGTGCTCTCGTCAACGGACTCGGGCAACTGCGCGCTTGGAAATAACAAAGACATTCTGACGACGTACAGTTTGGGCGGAACTATAATTCAACTTCACGGGATGGGGATTCTTAACGTGCTGTCGAACGAGCCAAGTGCATGATTACCAAAGATTACGTCGAGCTGTCCCCAATTCGGAAATCGACGGAAGGCTATGAGCAAATCGAGGCCGCCATCCTCAAAGCATTCAAACAGCACATTTACATTCCAATTTTGAAAGAGTTTTCTCAGACCGGGAAAGCTCTCAAGAACGCGCCTTACGATTTGTACGAAGCAATCCGTTCGGGCCGCATTCAGTACGCTGACGGAAAATTCAAGGGCAAGTTTAATGCGACGATTTCAGAAGAACTCAAAGAGCTTGGTGCCAAGTGGGACCGCGGCTCGGAAAGTTTTAAACTTGAAAAGGCCAAAATAAGTCCCGAAATCCGTATGGCCATCGGAGCCTCACGGACCGCCTTCGAGCAGAAACTTGACGTCGTTGACCGCAAGCTCGCGGATATTTTACCGGAAGAAATTACCGAACGCCTAAAATTAAAAAAAATGTTCGACACGAATCTTTGGAAGGTCGAGCGCGATTTTCAGAAGTCCGTCAAGGGGTTAACCGTCGCTCCCCAGCTGACGAAGGACCAGGCAAAGAAGCTTTCGGACGAGTGGACTCTCAACATGGATAAGTGGATAAATGACTTTCTAACCGAGCACATTGTTGATCTTCGCAAAGACATCCAAAAGTCTGTTTTTGCTGGGAATAGATACGAATCCGCGGTTGGGATGATTCGCGAAAATTACGGTGTTGCCGAACGCAAAGCAAAGTTTCTTGCACGACAAGAGACCAGCTTGATGATGGCAAAATTCACCGAGACCAGATACCAGGCCGCGGGTGTGAATGAATACAAATGGGGATGCGTTTCGGGCACAGCGGCCCACCCTGTTCGGCCCATGCACCGGGCTCTTGGCGACAGGTCGAAAAAAGGGGAAACTTTTAAGTGGGACGACCCACCAATCACAAACGAAAACGGAGACCGCAACAATCCGCACGAGGATTACAACTGTCGATGCTTCGCGATTCCGGTTGTGAAATTTAATGGGAGTAAAAAGAAATGAAGTTTTTATTTGTAATCAGTCTTTTAGTTTTCTTCGCACAGTTCGCAGTCGCTTCAAACGTGTCGTCATTGTCGTATTCCGGCACCAACGTCACGACTTCGGCATACGTGACAATCGTCGCGAGCACACCGATCAATTCAAGCACCCTCGTAATTTGTGACAACTCCGGGCAAATCGTAAAAATTGCCGTCGGTGCCGCCGCAAGTGAAGTTGACCTGTTCACAGTCCCTCTCAACGCGTGTTTTAAGTTTCCGATTTCGCCTTACCTTGCCTCAGGCGTTCGCCTATCTCTAAAGGCAATAAGCGGGACGGCAAACTCGGGCTATGACAGTGTGAGCTTTCTGCCATGAAGAAAAATGTGCTGAAGCTTAACAACTCTAAAGGCGAAGTCTTCTACGGGATGCATTTTTATCCCGGCGTCGCCCAGTATGAGGAGCCCGGCGAAGCACCTTATCGTGTGTTCATCAACGAAAGCACGATTCGAGAAATGGGACCGTCCTTCACCGGACGCCCGGTGTTCGTCAGACACGTCAACGAAGTCGATGAAAGTTTAGATGACTTGCGCGGCGAAGCCGATGGCTGGGTCGTTCAATCTTTCTTCAACCAAGCGGACGGCAAGACCTGGGTGAAGTTTCTCGTCACCAGTGAAAAGGGCCTCGAAGCAATCCGTCGAGGATGGCGCTTATCCAACGCTTACATCGCCAATGAATTTGACAAAGGCGGCGAATGGAATGGTGTCAGCTACATCAAAGAAGTGACAGGAGGGGAATTTGAGCACTTAGCGATTGTCGATAATCCTCGGTATGACGAGAGCATCGTGCTCACACCCGAAGAATTCAAAATGTACAACGAATCAAAAGAACACGACCTGAAAAGGTTCGCAAATTCAAAAAGGGAGAACACAAACATGAGCTTGAAGTTATTCACGCGCAAGAAAGTGGAAAACGCCGCTGACCTAGAAAACACTATGGTTGAGCTGCCGCTTTCCAAAAAAGAAATTTCGATCACGAAACTTGTGACCGATCACGACAAGTATTTGAACATGAACGGTTACGCCAATGGCGACCACATGGTCAAAGTCGGTGACTCTGACGAAATGTCGGTAAACGACCTCGTTAAGAAACACATCGAAGCTTGCAACGAGATCGAGAAAATGAAGGCCAATGCTGACGGCGGCGAGCCGGGCGGTGAAAACGACGAAGAAGACGAGTCAGAAATGAACTCGGAAGAAGACGTCGAAGAAGGCATGGACGACGTGGGCGACCGCGGCGGCGATGACTCTCTTGATAATGAAGCCGATGACGAAGACGACGCGGACGAACCTCCTCCGAAAAAAGACAAAAAGAAAAACTCGATGTCTTTGGAGCACGCTCGCAAAATCATCGCCAAAGAAAAAGCCGCGAAACTCAAAAACGCAAACCGTCGAATGCAGAACAGCGATGACCGTGAAATGGCCATTGTCGATTTGCCGATGGATCAAGTCGCACGCGGGATTGCTCGCTACGGCTCGGGCAAATAACTTTTTAAAAACGAAAGGAAACAACCTATATGTCCTTAGCAGCAGGTGCTCTTTCAAAAGTTTTGGTCGGACAATCGACCGCCATTCTTTCGAGTGCTGTGGCAACCGGCGGAACCGGCCCATACACTTATCAATGGTATCGCTCGACCACGACCGGGTTCTCCCCAGACGCGGGAAACATTCTCACAGGTCAAACAGCTTTGACTTTGAATGATTCCGGTCTTGTTCCGGGAACGACCTATTTCTACGTCGTCATCGCAACCGACACAGGCAACGGAAGCGCGACCGCGAACTCC